AAGAGTAGATTTAGATGTATTCGGACATTTTCATCAATATATTGACGCTGGAAACTTCGTTTCAAATGGTTCTCTGATAGGATATAATTCTTATGCAATAAGCATAAAAGCTCCGTATGAAAGACCGCAACAAGCTTTCTTCTTGGTAAATAAGAAATATGCTTCAAAAACGATGGTAACGCCGATTATTGTATAAGTTAAAAGTAACATTTAAATCACAATGAATTATTTAAGCAAGTGGATAGAAGAAACTATTATTAACAATCCAGATGTAATCACGCCGACAGATACCATAGAGATGATTTATAAAGAATTACATTATTTTTTTGACGAAGATTTGCCAGATGCCATAGATAATTTAGTAAAAGAAGTAAAAATAGAAAAGAAAAAAAAGCGATGAACTATAAATTTTCTAAAGAAAAATATCAAGAGATAATGAAATTGAAAGGAATGACTATCAAGGAAGCTGCGAAAAAAGCGGGAGTAAGCGAAACGACTATTTACCGCTATTGGAATAGGAGGGAAGACGGATATAAAGCCTTATTGGAAAAATCTCGGCATAGAAAATTAATAGTGGATGAATATGGGTTCTATAAAAACGAAGTTAAAATAAAATGAAAACAATAGATGAATTTAAAAATAAAATAATACAGGGCGATTGTATTGATATATTAAAAGAAATTCCAGATAATAGCGTGGATGCGGTAGTAACAGATCCTCCTGCGGGAATTTCATTTATGGGGAAGGAATGGGATACGGATAAAGGGGGGAGAGACAATTGGATTAAATGGATGCAAGAAATAGCAATAGAATGTAATCGTGTATTAAAACCAGGTGGACACGCTTTGGTTTGGGCTATTCCAAGAACTTCACATTGGACTGCAACGGCGTGGGAAAATGCGGGTTTTCAAATTAGAGATGTTATAGCACATATTTTTGGAAGCGGATTTCCGAAATCGTTGAATATAGGGAAGGCGGTGGATAAATTGCAAGGAAATGAAAGGGAAGATTTAGGAGAACACCCGAAACCAGCATCCAGTTCTGGTGAGGTAATGCAAACAGGATTAAAGAATAATACACGAATCACAAAAGGTTATTCCGAATGGGAAGGATGGGGAACTGCACTTAAACCAGCCAGAGAGGATTGGATACTTATGAGAAAACCGCTTGAAAAAGGACTTACTATTGCTGAAAATGTTTTAAAGTGGGGAACTGGGGGAATAAATATTGATGGATGTAGGATAGAGACGGCGGATAAACTTGAAAGAGTTCAAGGTAATAATAAAGACACGAGCACTCCAAACGCACCAAATAATGGTTGGATAAGCAAACCACAAAATCTCGGTCGCTTTCCGTCAAATTTAATTCATGACGGCTCCGATGAAGTAGTGAGTTTATTTCCGAATAGCAAAGCAGGGAAGAATAAGGAACAAAAAGGAACTGGTGGTATATGGGCTAAAGGAACTAACTTACCTATTGGTCCAGAATATGGAGATTCAGGTTCTGCTTCTCGTTTCTTCTATAAAGCAGAATGGACAGACGAAGAATACGAAAATCTCGTTGCTATAACAAACAAAGAAATTCAAACAAAATGGAATATCTTGTTAGATTAGTAACTCCTCCAAATGGGATAGTATTAGACCCATTTTTAGGTTCAGGAACAACGGCAATGGCTTGTAAAGCGGAGGGATTTAATTTTATTGGAATAGAAAGAGAGTCTGATTATATTAAAATCGCCGAAGCAAGAATAAATAGTGTTCAAGAGAAATTAAAACTATAAAAAATAACTATGGACGAATTCATATCAATATTAAAAGACGAAAAACTGCCGATCCCAGTGAAAGAATATAAATTCTGCGAAGGAAGAAGATGGCGATTTGATTATGCGTTCGTCAAGCAAAAAATCGCGGTAGAGCAAGATGGCGGAATATGGTCTGGCGGAAGACATTCAAGAGGTTCAGGAATAATAAAAGATATGGAGAAATTCAACAAAGCGGTAATTCTCGGTTGGAGGGTATTGCATTATACCCCGCAACAAATGACATCTCAAGCGATAGATGATATCAAAGAAATATTAAAAGGTCGGATAAATTAAAAAAAATAATAATATGCCGTTGAAAAAAGGAAAATCAAAAAAGATAATATCCCAGAATATCAAGGAATTCCACACAGGAAAGACATATAAGCATACGAAAGCAAAATTCGGCGCAAAGAGAGCAAATAAACAAGCTATAGCCGTAGCAATAAATACCGCAAGGAAATAGTTGATTTTACAAATAAAATATGTTATAATTGGGAATATGGAAGAGAAACAAATAATTGAAAATACAGGTAAAAAACAGAAAGATTGGCTTTTTAAGAAAGGTCAGTCTGGTAATCCTGCGGGCAGACCAAAAGGAACAAGAAACTTTGAAACAGACTTTGATGAAGCCGTGGAAGAACTGGCTAAAGAAAATGGAATGACCAGAAGCGAAGCAAGAAAATTATTGCTTAAAGTAGCATTCAAACAAGCGCAAGGTGGCAATTTCAGTTTTTATAAAGATATCCACGATAGAATATACGGACAGCCAAAAAGTAATGTGGATATAACTTCGGGCGACGAGAAGATAACCTTGAATATAATAGATTTTAAGAAAAAATGAAATTCATAACAAGAAAAGTAAGTGAGTGTTGCCATTTTGTTACATATAACAAGAATGGCGTTGATTATTGCGGTATGTGTGGGAAGCCAACTCGTTTGTTAGAAATCAAGATAAAAAAGAATGTCTCTTGGTATATTCGTTGGTATATTGAGCATTTAAGATGGTTTATATCAAATCTTCATTTTGATAGTAGCTCTTTTTTTCCAATATCAAGTAGACCGTATATCACGATTGATAGAGTTATAAGAGAAGCAAAAAGAAGTATTCTTAATCCTTCTGGTAAAAAGTAAATTTAAAAAATCAATGGCAAACAATAGAATGTATATCAAATGTAAGAAAGATGGAGCTGTTTTCTTCCTTGCGAAATATTATCCAACAAGTGGATATTATACCGACAAAGATTATTTTGATGGGGATTTTATTGATTCTTTTAATGATTGGTTGGATAAGCATAACCACGATGATTTAATTGGCGAAAATCATTTTGAAATTGCGTATGAAAGTAATCCGAGCGTCAAAGAAAAAATAATCAATATAATTAAAAAAATTGTGTAGATGGCTCAAATACCCGTTCAAGAGTTTATTGATGGAATGCGAGAATATCAGCAGGATTATTTGTCGTCAGATAATAATCATAGCGTTTTGATGTGGCATCGTGGAAGCCGAAAGACCACAACGCTTTTACAGAAATTGCTAATTGAAGCTCATAGGAGATCAGGTTTATATTGGTATATAGGACCATATTTAGTTCAAGCTCGTTCAACAATTTGGACAGATCCAAACACTTCTATTTTCCGCTGGATACCAGAAAAATATAAAAAATCGGTGAGGATAAATAATAGCGATATGTCTATTACCTTTCCTGATAGAAAGATTACTCTGCCAAATGGCGAAGAAGAAATCATAAAAGGAAGCGTCATTCAAGCGAAAGGAGCGGATCATCCAGATAGTTTAAGAGGTCCTAAACCAGTTGGAGTTGTGGTAGATGAATACGGAGAAATAGCTCGTAGGTGGGGTTCGGAGTTTAGAGAAGCGGTTATTGAACCTTCTATCACTTCATCGCAGGGTTGGGCGGATTACGCAGGAACTCCGCGCGGAAGTAATAATGATTTTGCTTATTTATTACGCAGGAAAGATTATTTCACTTCGCTTAAAACCGTTGATGACACAGGACTTTATACCGCAGAACAGATTGAAGACCTCCGAAAGAACTCCGTTAACATAGATTTCTTCAATCAAGAATACTATTGCAAACTGATTGAAGGAGCTTCAAGCGTATTTAAGAACATAGGAAATGCCATCTCGGGGCAATTAGAGAAGCCAGAGATGGGCGAAGATTATTTATTTGGCATAGATTTAGCGAGAAGTTTTGATGCTACGGTATTGGTGGGGTTCAAATTATCCACAAATCATTTAGTTTATTATGAGAAAATCCAGAATAAAACTTGGGAAGCTCAAAAAAATCTCATCGCAGGAACGCTAAAATCATATAATAACGCTCGGGCTATTGTAGATGCGACAGGAATGGGAGATAGTTTTACGGAGCAATTAATGTCAATTGGATTAAATATTGTTCCGATGAAGATAGCAAATAACCTAATCAAAAGAAATCTCGTTGAAAAACTCGGCTCGTATTTAGAAAATCGGTATATAACTATTCCACGAATTATGGAAATCTTAGATGAATTAAATAATTATGAATATATTCTGACGGCGAATAATAACATAGTTTATAACGCTCCATCAGGCAAACACGACGATATAGTTATGGCTTTGGCTTTGGCTGTGTCAGGTTTAAGTCCGACTCCTTTTGTATATCCACGTCAGACATTTGAACCGATAAAGGTCGATGAAAGAACTGGCTATTTACAATGAAAGATTTGCGTTGTGAAAATTGCGGGAAATTACTCTTGAGAAAAGATGGCTCTTTTGATACCATAGAAATTAAATGTAATCGGTGCGGATATATTCAGAAATTCAGCGGAGAGAAAAAATATGTCGTAAAAGATAAAAAAGGAAATGAAATAGGGAATTTGACTTTCATTAAAGGCATTTGACTTTTTTTAAGTAAAGGATTATAATTATCAATAAATAAATTAGAGAGTGCCAAAAGAGCGCCATAAATGGTGCTTTTTTTATTTATGACAAACCAAGAAATATTAAATCAATATCAAATAGAAAAACAAGCGGCGATTAAAGCTCGTCAATCCAAGATAGCCCACTGGTTGCAAAATGAAGAACTCTATAACGGAGTTATTCAAAAAACTCTTTTAACAAAATCAAATCTTCATTCTCCGAAAGTATTTGAAGGAGTAAATGATATGGCATCTCGTTTAGGAGATATGCCGAAAATAGAATTTGATACCAAGCCAGAAGGCGATGAAAACGCTGGGGAAATAATGGAACATTTATTATTATACGATGGCAGGAAATCAGATTTAGACCATTTATGGGAATTAGCAAAGATTGAAGGCGGAATATATGGCAGACCAATTTTCAAAGAAATACCAAGCGCAGATGGAATTAGTTTTCAATTGATTGATACGATGAGCTTTTTAATCTCTCCGTTATCTCCAACGATTGAATCGGCTCTCTATTGCGGACAACAATTTATATACAAAACGGCGGCTCAATTGATGGAAGACGCTGATGAATACGGATATGACAAAGTAGAAGTAATGAAAGCTAAAAAAGCTGTATCAGAAAGCATCGGCAATTCCAATCCAGAGATTACCCAGAAGAATTTAAGATTAGCTTATTTAGGTTTTGATAATGTCAATTTGGCGGGGGCAAAAGTAATTGAACTCACCGAATGGTATACGCATATAGTTAATGACAAAGGATTGCCAGAAAAATGGGTGCTGACCGTAGCAAACGATCAATTCTTATTAAGGGCTATTCCAATAACCGAAGTAGGTATGGAAGATAAATTCCCATATATATCCAGAGCTTTATTCCCTCGTTTAGTTTCTTTCTGGGTTCCTTCGGTGGCAGATATATACAGAGATCCGAACCTTGCGATGGATGTAATAATCAATCAAAACATTGATAACAACACATATAGAAACTTTGGAATGGTATTTGTTGATTCAGCGTCTGGATTAAAACAATCATCTATTGTTCCAAGACCTTTGGGAGTAACTGCGGTTAATACAAACAATCGTTCGGTTAGAGATTTAATATTCCCATATAATCCGCCAGATATATCTCAATCGGCTGGATTAGGAAGTAGTATTGAATCTATTGCAGATAACGCGGCAGGTTTAGGATTTGCTCTCCCACCGGGCAGAACCAAGATGTCAGCTTCTCAGTTGAACCTTGAAATGTCTTTATTGGAACAGAGATTAAGCACTTCAAAGAATAACCTGATGTATATGGCTCGTGATATGGGGCAGATGTATGCTGATTTGATTAAAAAGAACCTAACTACCCCGAGAAAGGTAAAAGTATTTGGAATGAAAGATGTAACTATCTCGGGCGTAACCAAGAAGAACTTTGAAGGCGTGGACTTTATAGCGAAAGCTACGGCAAGAGAAAATGTTCAAGCTAACAAAGCAATCAGGCAGAAATCAGTTCAAGCGCTCTTTACAATGTTCAAAGGAGATCCAGATGTTCCAAATCAGCCATATCTTCGTGAGTTGGTGGCAGAAGAATTTGGATTATCTCCTACGCAGATTGATAAATTGATGACGCAGAACGAACAACAGCCACAGCCACAAGCCCCACAAGCACCACAGGGACAACCTGAAATACCTACTATGCCAAATCAACCTCAAATGTCAGCGGTTCAGTCCGCCGCTCAAACTGGAGTAAATCATTAAAAAAATGAGAATATCAGAATTATTTACAAGAAAAAATCAATACGATGAAGCTACGCAATCAATTATTGAAAGTTGGCATAAAGTTGCCATAGAGAATGAAAAGATTGAAGCGATGAAGCAGATGGAAGGATGGAAGCTCATTGAAGATAAAATCAGGGAAGAATTAAGAATTAGGATTGCTTCTCTGGTAAATAAAGAAGATCCAGATTCTCGGTCGGCAATTAAAACTTTGCTACAGATACTTGGGGTGGTCGATACCCATAAAACCAGTGAAATATTAAATGAAGAAGTCGAAAAATTTATAAACGAGACATAATCAAAATTAAGTCCAAAAAATAATAAAAATGGAAAATACAAACAAGGACGTAGATTTGGAAGAGTTTTTCAAATCAGAGGAAGTTCCAGCCAGTGGAGCGTCCGCCACAGAAGAGGAACAAGCTAACGTCAGCGAAGACGTAAAAACACAGCAAACGGCGAGCGAACGTGAGAACGCAAGAGTTCGAGATTTAGTTGATGCTGTAAAAAGCAGAGATGAAATCATCGCTCAATTGGTTCAAGATAAAAGGTCGAAAACAGGCATTGATTCTCCAATCTCAAGCGACGACATTGAGTCGTTCTTGAAGAATGTTGAGGATGAACCAACTCGGAAGCTTTTGAAAGATTTTGGAGAAGTTCTTAAAAAGAATGTAACCAAGGAGTTCGCTCCGCAAATCTCAAAAGTGAAAGAGATGGAATTTGAAAGAGACTTTAATGCGATGACAGCGAAGTTTCCTCAATTAGAAGCTTTCAGAGAAGAAGCAAGAAAATCATATAAATCAAACCCGAATGTCTCAGTAAAGGCAATCGTTGGTGAGATGGTTTTAGAGCAGAATCTCTCAAAGCCAAAACCTATTGAAGGGAGAGGAGGCATAGCTAATCGTGAGAAGGTTGATATCAATTCCGCCTCAAAGGAAGAATTATACGAAATGCTTGAAAGTATGAAAGAATAAAAAAAATATGACAAATTTTGCAGCAATAGATGTTGGACAAAAAGTCGTAGCTAAAGAACTCATTGAAATTCTTAAACAGAATTTGGTGTTCTATAAGCTCGGCAAAATGCAGAAAGTTAATAAAGGATCTAATTCCAAGACCGCTATATTTAGAGGTTTTGCGAAACAGGTTCTTGCGACAGTTCCTTTAACAGAAGGAACTGCTCCTGCGGGACACGACTTGACAATGAATAGTATTTCTGTCACTCTTTCCCAATACGGTAGACATTTGTGCAGCAAACTTTCGTTTGCTTAAATTGCCGTATCAAAATCTTTAGTAATTTTCTTAATCGCTCAGCTCTTTTAAATAAAATTTATTGGTGATTGAGAATAGCTGGAAACTCTTGTATTATTTTTATAATGGTGATATAATTACTGTTATGAATATACAAGACAATCAGATGCAAGCGGTTCTTTATTCTTACTTGGCTGGAATAATTGACGGAGAGGGAACTATCAGAATTGGATTTTCAAATAAAGATAGCAGAGGAAATCCTACAAAGTTCTATTATGCGTCAATAAGTGTCGGAATGACTGACTATAAAGTTATTAAACTTTTAGCAGATACTTTCGGAAGTAATGTAAGAGAAGAACGCGTTCTTGGTAGAAAACTTATGTATCGTTGGGGAACATCAGGAAATAAGATTGTTCCTAAGATATTAGAAAAGATTATTCCGTATCTCATAGTTAAAAAAAGACAGGCAGAACTTGTAATGGAATTTTGCAGAACATTTCAAGATGAAGAATTGCCGAGAGAGCGTGAATGTCTTGAATGTGGAAAAATCAAACATATACAGGGACACGGATTATGTAATGCCTGTTATGCGAGAAGAATACGCCACAAATCAGAAATGCCATCAATCTTCATAAGAGGAGGCAGAGTAACTACCAAAGAAATACAACGCAGAGAGGATTTTTACTGGAAAGTAAGAAAGCTCAATGCCGTTGGAGCAGCAGCAACGACTAAATCTAAAGACACCCGAGAGGGTGAAGCGATAGTCTGAACAACGCGGTGACGCGTTGAGGTGGGCAGAAATGACCCATCACCCTATAGCTAAGGGGGTTAACAAAAATTGGATTACACAAAAATCTCTGACTTGGCTGAGTTCTTGTATGACCGCTCTATGGTTAAGGATGCTTCAGAAGTATTGGGCATTCAAGCTCAAGAAACTATTGATAACTTAATTATGAACACAATCGCAGCTGGAACGAATGTCGTCTATGGCGATGGTTCAGTTTCTACTCGTGCTACGGTGGCTTCAACTATGGTTCTTACAACCAAATTAGTTAGTCGTGCTGTCCGCTTCTTAGAGAGAAATAATGTAAAGAAATTTACATCTCCTGTTGGTATGATTAACAAAGCTTATGCTTTGGTTGCTCATCCAGACACTCTTAATGATTTAAGAGCAGATGTTAACTTCATAAATGCAGTTAACTATTCTTCTCCAGATCCAAAGAATCCAGATCGTGGTGATTTATTCACAGGCGAACTCGGATATTGGATGGGAGCAAGAATTGTTTCATCTACCGCAGCTCCAGTTTTTGCTGGTGCTGGTGCATCTGGAGCTACTGTTTATGGCGTTCTCGTCTTTGGCGACGGAGCGTATGCAGTCTCTGAATTAGAAGGTGGTATAGAAACATTTATCCACACAGGCGGTGTTCAATCCCTTACCGATCCTTTGGAACAATATTCCACAGTTGGTTGGAAATGGACTGGTGCAGCGGCTATCTTGGATAACAACAGAATAGTGCGTTTAGAGGTAGGCGCTTCGCTTAGCTCAAGTAATGCTTAGTTCTAATTAGTTAGGTCTTCCGTTCCCCCAGTCGCAAACAAATATTGGCTGGGGGACGAAGAAAAAAAATAAATTAAAAAGGATAAGAGGATATCCAAAAATAACCTCACAATAAATATGACAAACGAATACAAATTATCAGTTCTTCGTTCCTTCGGGAGCGAACAGTTCTCAATAACAGCTACTTTGAATTGCGAGAAAGAAAAAGCGCAAAAAGAAATCGCCGAATCTTTTGACCAGATGAATGCCTTGATTGAAGAATCTTTCTACAAAGTTTCAGAAAGAACGGATAAAGAAAGAGCTTTCTCAATAAAGAAAATCAATGAACGCAAAGAAGAAGTTAAAAAAGAACTAATCAAAGAAGGTAAAACAGAAAAACAAGCTCAATACGAGGTCGATAAAATCTTTAACATAAATAAATAAAATGACAAAAACAAATGATGTTTCCGAGTCCAAAAACACGGAAATAAAAAAAGTTAGAATATACATTGATCCAAAGGCAACCGATGGAGGTCTTTCTACAAATGAAAAGAAACTTGTCGGATATGTCGAGGTTGATGAAAAAGAAGCGGAAGATATATTCCGCAGATTACAAGAATACGCTGAAGTAAAAGAGAGGCTTCACGATCCTAATGCTAATGTTACTATCAAGAATTCTTATGTCATTGAACAGCTCTATTTAGCAGATCCTGCTACAAACAGGAATAAGCCAAAATGGACTGACCAATACGGACTTCTTGACGCTTGGCAATGGGATAAACTCCCGAAGCAATTCCAAGAGGAATTGAAAGCAAGGAGATATGCTCTCTATGGAATAAAATAAAAATATGGCACAACAACAAACATACTCTGAAGCAGATATGGGTGATATGTCACACTATGATCCAAACTTGGGAGTTAAATATCCAAGAATGGGACATCCAAAGACAAACAATCAGAGAAAACAAACACACAAAAAGAAATTTGGCACAAACAAATTGCCTCCAAGAGGAACTGGATTAAATCCAAAGATTATACAGAAACATCCAAGCAAAACGAGAACGATTAAACCTTCCGTCAGAAAGCAATCAGATAAATCAAATGCGGAAAAAATACTTGGCAGTCACGATAGAATACAAAGGTCGTTAAGAAAAACAATGGGATATGAATAATTTTGCACAGGTAAATTCCTATCAGAACGTAGAATGGCAGGTCAAGGATAAAGACGGCAACGTCAAACCTATCTTTCAGGAAAATAAGCTTTTCACTTATTTGATGAAACACGGGATAGTCTCGCCTTTATTCCCGAAAGTTCCTTTTATTCTCGGACACTGGTCGGATAGAAAGGTCGTTAGAAATCTTGTTACGAACGCAGGTTTTGCTTTGAACGCTGGATTGTTATCAGGGGTGGGTTCTCCAACAACTATTGGTTATATAGCTCTTGGCACAGGAACTAATGCCGCCGCAGCTACGGATACCGCTTTACAATCAGAAATCACAACTGGAGGTTTAGCAAGAGCCGCCGCCACAAAATCTTTGGTAACTACATCGGTTACGAATGACACGGCTCAACTCTTAAATACCTTTACAGCAACAGCGAGTTTTGCAGTTACAGAAAGCGGAATATTTAACGCAGCGTCATCAGGAACTCTGTTTGCTCATCAGGTATTTTCAGCTATCAATGTTAACTCGGGTGACAATTTGCAAGCCACGTGGAAAGTCCAAGAACATTAAACTATGACTGAATTGACGACAGTTCTAACAAACGCAACGCCACTGGGGGTGGTTGCCTTATCATTATTTATAATTCTTCAACTGGTATGGCAGAAAAGAAGTATAAATAGCATTAAAGACAATCACCTTCACGGCGTCGCAGAAGCACTTGAAAGAATTGAAAATATATTAAACAGGCAGTCCGAAACTCTTTCAGATATTAAAACAGGAATTGAGGTGTTAAAGACAAAATTAAATGGTCGGGATAAATAATTAAACAAAACAAAATGGCATCAATTAAGAACGCATACGAGACAACAGACACGATGACAATAACATTGGCTGGATTGGCTAATGCTACGGGTCGTGCTGGAACTGCCATAGACAACACAACGAATAAAGATTTACTTGCAAAGGTGTTTGTCAAGGTAAAAAGTGGGTCAACTGGTGGAGGAATGGTAAATGTTTATTTAATCGCTTCAGCAGATGGCACAAATTACGATGATGGATTTGCTGGGACAGACGCAGCTTACACGCCAGTCAATGCTCGATTACTCGGATATATTTCAACTCCAGCAGCATCTACGATTTATCAGAAAGTATTTAATCTGGAAGATCAAGGCATTGAATTACCGCAGAAATTCTCAATCGGGATATATAATCAGACGGGATATGCTCTTGACTCAACAGCTTCAAACTTCGCAGTTCTCATCACAAGGTCGTATAAGACGGTGGCTTAATAAATATGGCACTTCCTTTCTTTCATCCTTATCGTGGCTCAATTGGCAGATTCTTTCAAGGTGACTCAACACTTAAAGGCTATTGGCAACTTGACGGCTCATCCGTAGATAATTCTGGCAACAACAATAACGGCACAGATACTGCTGTGTCTTATAGTCCAGCATATAGCAGATTTAATGGAGGACAGGGAGTTAAGATTGGTGGGGGTTCAAGTTCGTATATCTCAATTCCAAAAATCCAAAGTTCATACATAAGCGTTTCTGCTTGGGTATATCTTGTATCAACAACTGCTGGTGGTATTGCTCAATCATACGGGGCAGAAACTAATGATTGGGGTGGTTGGAGTTTGGGTTTTAGTGGCACACAACTTTCTTTTACTGTAAATACTACTGCGTCTACTTCTACTAGTGCGTCATATAATTTCTCTACTACTGGTTCTTGGTTCCACGTTGTTGGAACATACGATGGAACAAACATAAGACTTTATGTTAATGGCTCAAATGTTGCTACTACTTCGATTAGCGGAACAATAAGAAATCCAACTACTTCTTATAACTTTCTTGGATTTGGTAAGGCGTGGAGTGGTGATACAGGAAGTTCTATCAACGGATATATAGACGAAGTCGCCGTCTTCTCCCGTGCTCTCTCCGCTCAAGAAATCTCTCAATACTATCAATGGGCGACAAGTGCACAGAAAAAGAGTTGGTATGGAGCGTTAACGGCAATTCTCCTTTCGCTTACCGAAGCCGTTCAAAGCACGGATACTTTTCTCAAAGGTTTATATAGGAGCTTTACCGAAGCCATAACTAACTCAGATACTTTTACCAGCGTAAAAGTTCTATTCGCATTATTCTCCGAAGCCGTTCAAAGCACCGATACTTTAATTAAAACCATCGGTAAAAAATTATTGGAAGCGGTTCAGAATACGGATAATCTGATCAAAGGAATATACCGCAATTTCACCGAAGCGATAACGAATTCCGACACATTTACTATATTAAAAGCTATCTTTATTACATTAACCGAGTCAATTCAAAATACCGCTTCTTTATGGCTCAATGGACAATTCATAGACGCTTGGTGGACGAAGAGAATAAAACCTGTTATTACTTGGACGAAACGGACAATAGGGTCGGTTGTCTGGAATAAACGAAATAAACCACAATGAACGAATTAGAAGAACAAGTTAATCAAAATACACAAGACATCGCAGATTTGCAGGAATCATTAAACGATTTGGTCGGTGGTATCGGCGGATTATCTTTCCCGTTAGATCCGAATGTTCAGCAGGTATTAGATGATAATACTTTATATTATTTGCAAGGTAGGTCAGGAACAGCCACGCTTTCTTCTGGCACGGCTACGATTAGCAATCCATTTGTGGCGACAAATTCAATTATCATTATATCTCGCAAAGCATCAGGAGGAACGCTTGGATATTTATATATTTCCGCTCAATCAAGCGGTTCATTTACTATCACATCTTCTTCCAGTTCAGATACAAGCACGGTCAACTACTTGATTATTTAATTAAAAGGGGGTATAATATAAAAAAAATAGAGAGTGCCTTGAGCGCCTAATAGGGCGCTATTTTATTAAACAAATGATTTTAAATGATACAATTAACTTAAACGGGCTTAAACAATCCATTTATTACTTGGCAAAGATAAATGCTTCTACTTTTTCGCAGGCTGATTTGAACCGCATAATCAACATATATTACAAACAGGCACAATCGGCTATCAGGGGCATCAATGAAGATTTCTTTATGGATATTGCAACCGCTAACTTGGTAGCAAACACGGGCGGAACTTATCCAAACGAATATCCACTTCCAGCAGATTATGAAAAGATTAAACAAATACAAGTGGCTTTTACTCCTGCAAATATCAATAATCCACTCTCCACAGAATATCAGGTTATCAATTTAATTGGGCAGGAGTCAATCTCTGACCCTTCGGTAGCAATTACCACGCCAACAGCGGTTATTTTAGATAATTCATTTATGCTTTATCCTGACCCATCTATATCAAATAATCCGCTTCCAGTTACAAAAGGCATCAAAATATTTTATATTACAAAACAATCCGACCTCGTTAATGATAGCGATGTGCCGAATATCTTTTCAGATTATCACGATGTTATTGTTTGGGGATCGCTGATTGATATTGCGGTGAGATTAGGCAATCCTACTTTACTTGGCGAAGCTTCTTCTATGTTCACCAAACGAATGGCTGAAATGAAAGAATATGCTGGTGGTCGGGTTTTAGAATTAAGCTCTCCTTATGCAGATGGTCAATCGCTCGGAGGCTGGGATTATACGCACGGCAAGTCGTCAATGAGTTGATATAAAAAGATATGAAAACACAAGCACAAAATAAAATAGTATTTCAAGACTTCGCTTCTATGTATCCAGAAGTTCCAGAATACTCTGCGAAAAATCAGCATTATTTATTAGGAAATGTTGACCCATTTTATTATCTCTATTCTGGAGTTCACGAAAAACAATATGCTCCGCTTGTAGCTTCTAAACAAGTAACTACATCTGTTACTGGTTTAGATATGTCAACTTTTGGCGCTTTAGCTTTAATTCAAGATATTACAAATAACAATGTTCTTTTTCTTACCACCGATAATCTGCATACCTACGCTTGGTATCCTGGTCTTTTATCAGATTTAGGCAAACCATCTGGAGCAACTGGAAATTCTCAATTTGCTGGATTGGCAATTTATAATGGCAATCTTGTAGCTACTTATGGAAACAATAGTTCTTTTTATACACAGCCTTTATCTACTTTAATGAATTCTACATCTTGGACGACTCATAGTTCTGTTGTGTCTGGGGGATGGTTAGTTCCTTTCTTGCAGTATTGTTTTAATGGCGGAATTCAATCAAGTCAAATATATCAAATCAATTCATCTTGGACTTCTTCTGTTGTTTTAGATTTAGGCACTGGCTGGGGCATACCAAAAGCAGTTAATTGGAATAATAAATATCTTGCTTTTGTTGGACAGCAAAATCAAAGAAATAGCGAGAAAACAAACTATCTTTTCTTATGGGACGGATTGAGTAAAACTTATAATTACGCAATTACTATTCCAGGGGTTTATAAAGACATCTATGTTCACTCCGACGGCAACTTATATTTGACCGTTACAAATGGCGGTATTCAGCAATTATTAGTTTTATCTGGGCTTAAATTGATACCAGTTCTTGAATTTCCTTTATATGAAACAATCAATAATTATATATGGAATGGTTTTACAGTGAAGGCGTTTTCATTGAAGATGTTTTCATTTGGAAAGTATATTGGTATTCTTTTTGTAAGTAATGGTAGCGGTCAATATTCATTTATTCTTCTTTATGACCCAGCAAAGAAATCCAAATATATCATTTATTCCCACGCATATTCCACGACTGCGGACAACTTAACTAATGCTATTGGAATATATAATAATATATATTTAACTTTGGCAGATGGAAATATTTATAACTATTCAATATATAATGATAGTTATGCTCCGATAAATTATGTTTCTCAAAATATTCCTCTAAATGGAACGATTGATTCTGTGGAAGTTTATTATGATTCGCCGCCAACAGGTTCAGCGACTATCAATGTTTCTATTGTTTCATCGGATGAAGACACAGGAGATACAACAAC